GAAGAGGGTTTGGGCATCGATCGTGCCGCAACATCGTCAAGCCCCCGGCTTCAGCGGACGAAACGACTCGAACGATTCGTGTTTCCATTTCATCATCCGCGTGCGCCAGCGTTCGCGCGCCATCACGAAAATTCCCGCGGTCTCGGTGCGACACTCGGCGATCAATACATCGCGCGGCGACTCGATCCGGTAGACGTGCCACCACGTCGGACGCGTGACGCCAGGCAACGGCGGATAGTCCACGAATGGATCGTCCGGTTTCGGACGAACGGCTGCGACTTCATCGACCACCAGGCGCGGGCGATTGAGCGCCGCCCGTGCCCCCTGCCGCTGCGATAGCTTGGCCCGCCAGGTGGGCGGCATCCCCCCCCCCTATTCGCCGACTATGCCCCCGCCCGTGTCTTACGGGTGTGGCACCCCCGACATAACCCCTGCAGATTTCCCCGATCCCAGAAGCGATCCCAGTCGCCATCGTGTGGCGTGACGTGGTCGATGTCGCTGGCCTGCACTAACAGCCCTCGCTGTTGACACTGCACGCACCACGGATTGTCGGCGAGCACCTGGGACCGTAAGCCGTAGTGCGGGTGCACCCACTTGGCCAGGTAGTACCACCGACGCACGTCCCGATTCGTGCGCCGATGTTCCTTATCGAGCGCCTGTGTGCGGGCATGGATAGGACACGGCACCCGCTCCGCACACCCAGGCTGGCGACACGGATAGGCGGGCGCCATCGGCATCAGCACAACTCCAGCAGCGGGCGTATCTCCTCGCCACACTGCAGCACGCACGTCGCCCGGTGTTTCGCCGGTAGGCGCAACACCAGGCCGCACCAGTGGCACCTCACACCAGCAGCCCGAAGTACTTCAGCGCCAGCAGCACCACGAACACCACGGCGACGAGGTCGACGATGCGCTGCACGGGGGGTGGATGGGACTGCAGCATCGTGCGCACGATGTACCAGATCAGCACCACCAGCAGCAGCGAGACAAGAAACGGGATCATGACTCGGCCTCATCACCATCTCCGATTAGTCGCCGCAGAATCGCAATCGTCGCCGCATCGGGCGGGTCGGCACTCTCCATGTTCGGTGGCATCGCCTGGCCTGGTTTCACAGCCACGTCGATGTCACCCTTGCAGCGTAGGGACGTGAGCGACTCGAGCACGATGGGCAGGTTGATCGGCCCGTGCGCATGGAGCCCGCCGGCCAGGAGGGTCTGCATCTCCAGCAGGTCATCGGCCATCGCCCCATACGCCTCTTCGAGCGCGGCCACCCGGGCGGCCAGCTCGCTGCTATCGGGTGGGGCGGTGCTATCGGGGCCGGTCACGGGCGAGTATTCGGCGCCGGCCACCCAGTACCACGACCAGACCAGGCCCGTGCTCTGCGCGCCGACTTGCTTTTTGCTTTTCTCGTAGGTGCCGACCGCATCGTCGAGGTATTGCATACACCGGGTGTAGTAGCCGAGTTCGTCGGGGCTGTCGGTCGGCAGGAAGATGCGCCCTTTCGGCCCGCCGCTGTATTGCTGCGTGAGCCCGAAAAACGGCGCATCGGGATATTGCCGCTCACCGGGGCCAACGCCTGGCGGAATGACCAGCATGTGCCCGTTCCACGGATAGGCGGCCTCCATGACGGCCTCCCAATCAGTGGCCGGCGCCATGTAGTTACGGCCGATCAGCGTGTAGAAATACTCGTGAAATTCTTCCTCGGTCTGCGGGCACCGGGTCAGGTCGTCGTAGGCCATCACTCCTCCAGCGGGCACGTGTGACTCACCGGGCACGCCAAACACTCGACCGGGATCATGCACTCTTCACAACTCACGACGTTGGCGTTCTTCAGGATCTCGCGCGCTTCGTCCCGCGGATAGCGCCCCGCGTTTCGGATGTCGCGCGTGTAGCCATAATGCGCCGGCCGCCACCACGCGTCGTGCTCAATCGACCAGACCAGGAACCACTCCGTCATCGCTTCGCCCGCGCGGCGTTGACGCGCTCCACGGATTCCGCGCAGGTCGTCCAGTGTACGGCCCGCTGGTCAATCACCGTGACGAACGTCCCATCCTGGCGCTCGTAGACGCGCTCGATGGAAATTGGGAGGTCGATCGGAATCTTGGCGCCCTTGCCCGTGGTGGTCACCCATTCGATCGCCGCCCGGCACGTCGGCTTGTTACAGGTGCCGTAGGCCGGCGGGCTGGAGCGGATGACCGAGAGCGATTCCCATTTCTGCGACATCATGCGCCTTTCGTGTGACCTACCGAATCCGCCAACACTCGATGCAGATACTTTTGCGCCCGATCCGCCGATCCTTCTGGCGGTAGAACGCCTCGGGAGCTTTCACGGCGCCACACTTTACGCAGAGATGCTGATTGAACGGATCGCCACCCGCCCGCAGTACCCGTTGCCGATAGTGCAGGGCGGTGTGTTCGGAACTGTTCTGCAGCACCACGAGATTCACGTTGCGGTTATCCCGCGTGTTGCCGTTGACGTGATGCACCACTGCGTTATGCGGCAACGATCGCCCCAACGCACGGACGGCAACATCGACATGGCCGTAGAAGACCCGGCCGCGCTGTTGCCGCCGAGCGTACGGATTGTGAACAGTCATGCGCCTACGTCCTTGCGCCGCTCCAAATCCTCGATCCGCACCAGCATCGACCCGCACGCATCGGCGGTCGCCCAGCCGACCTGTTCCAACAAGTCGACGCGGCCCGCGAGGTTGTCCACTTGCGCCTCGAGCAGATTGACGCGATCTTCCAATCGGCTCAGGGTGAGCTTCTCGAGCGCCGTCATGCGACACGCCTCCGTCGCCGTTGCTTGAGCGCCGCAATCACATCCGTCAGCGCTGTAAACTGGCCATCAACGCGAGGCGTCGCGGCCAGCAGTTTCCACTTGGCCGCGGGTCGACCTGGCGCGGCCTTGACCGAAGCCATCACGGGCACCGCGCGATCGAAGTCTGCCTCGACGCGCTTCATGGCCTCGCCGAGCAGCTCCGGGTATTTCGGGTACGTCCAGCCTTGCGCGAGCAAGGCGCATTTGAGGCGCTCGCGCCATTCGCTGTCGTCCATTGCCGGGTCTTCCGTGAGCACCCGTCGGGCGATCACGCAGAGCGTGTGAAGGCTGCATGGCTCTCTTCGCATTTCCGTTTTCCACAGCGTGTAGACATCGGCCGCGCGCAGCGTGGCCGTTGTCTATGCTTGTTGTTTGGATCACGAAAGATCTTCACTACTTGGAGCTAGTTCCTACGCCCTTGCAACGTACGTACGGTGGGAATGGTACTGGTTATACACCGCGCGTACGCGAGGTACGCGTAACCAACTGCGTTACGCGTTACATCACAACCCACCATTGGCCCCTCGCGGCTGACGTGGATGTAAGGCCCGCCACTTCGCCACCCGTTGCCGCGTAAGTTCTTGCTTATGTTTCACTTCATCGGCCGTGTCGTTGTAGCGGAGATAGTCGTGGATGCGGTACCCGCCGGGCTCCTGATGCCACAGGCTGACGGATTCGTGACATAGCGCGGTCGCGACCGCCACGGGCTTCTCACAGAGCCGCCACGAGGTCACCACGGGCGTGCCAACAAATCCGTTCGTGAGGTACTTTCGCGCATGGACGAGCCCAGCCAAATAGATATGTAACGCCCTACTAACGCCGTTACGCCCGATTAACTGACCTGCTCGAATCAGCTTCGGATGGTCTAACAATTTTTCATCGACAAGCACGTCTAAGGGTCTCCGGCTACACGTCGTCATTGGTCCATGGAGTCCACTGGGATCGTTCGATCTGCAGATCTAGTTCGATGTCTCGCTGCAGTTTTGCCTCCTGTTTCGCTGCGCGGCGAACCTTCCGTTTCTGGTGTTCTTCAGGCTCGAGGATCTCAAACATACTTCTCGACGTTGATAAGAGACTTGGATCTTCATCGACCCGATCCGCGAACGTCATGTATCTGTAGGCGGTTGGTTGACTGAGCGCGAAATTCTCCTTTAGCCATTTGTTCCACTTGAAGTCAGCGACCTGCCCAGAATCGCGGACTTCGATTAGTAGTTTGCCGGCCTTGTAATAATGTCCTTTGCCCGCGTCATTGCCGGCCGCGATCTCTTCCTGAATCAGCGGCACTAGCTCCGACAGGGGTCGGGCAATCTGCGATTTCTGTTTAACGGCGATCGCTCTCACTTGACCCTCCACACCACAGCCCGTCGTCCTGAACGTGTTCGAGCCTTCTGCCCGCTGTCCTCGATCTGCTCGCGCAGCACCAGGCCGCGCAGTCGGGCGCTGACGGTCTGATGCGAGAGCCCCGTTGCCACCTCGATCGCATCGCAGCTCCGCGGGCACTTCGCCACGACGGCCAACACCCTGGCCTCGAGCCGGCCCAGCTCCGAGTCGTGCAAGGTCGCCGCAGCCGCCGCACTGGTCGCCGAGTGCGTCTCGAAGGGCACATCACCTTGTGACCCGTAGAGTGCCTCGACTCGCCCCTGACGCCCATCGCACGACCAGCGATGGTTCGGCCCCGTGTCCTCCCGACCGCAAAAGAGGCAGCGGTTCATGGCTCAGAACGGGGTCTCGTTTGGATCGGCGACCGGCGCTTCGCTGAACATCGCGCAGATGTCGTCGTAGTGCGTCACCGGGATCGCCTGGGTCGACTCCACCTGGCAGCGATCCGTGAGCGCCTGCTTCATCGCGTCTTTCGACCACCCAGCTTTCTTCGCGATGGCAAAGAGCCGCTTGCGCTGCGCCTCGGTGATCAGGCGAGGCGCCCGCAGGTCGGTCACGCCGGTCGTCGGGGCGGCCTCGACGATCTCCCCGGTGTTGTGGTCGACCGTCTGCCGTTCGGCCTGGTCGAGTTCGGCCGCCTCGTAGAGCCCCGACAACTCCTGCGGGAAGCCCTTGCGCAGCGCCAGGGCTTCGGCACACTTGCCGAGCATGGTGTGCGGCATCTTGCGCCACATAAAGTCTTGGTCTGGCTTGTACTCGGACCAGCGCGCCGTGGCCGTGAAGGCGCACCGCTGTTCGTGGACGAAGCGATAGATCGTCACGGTCGCGGTGAAGTCGAGATGGCCGGCAGCGCCAGAGAACACCACGTCGTCCTGGCCGGCGTAGTCCGTCGTCATGGCGGCCCGCGAGCGCATGAAGTCGATCGACGTGATCGGCGTGTACTTGCCGCCGCGCTTCGAGAAGTGCAGCAGCTTGTCCAGGGGATGCAGCCCACGCCGCGCGTTGTCGTAGAGAAACAGATCGAGTTCGACCGGGGTCGCGTCCTTGGCGATGGTCTGCTTGATGAGCGCGAGCTGTTCAGACGTGATCGTCGGCGGTGGCACAGACGCCAGGGCGGTGTTGTTCATCTCCATCCCTTCCGTTTCTGTCGCACGATCGGCTCGTCCCACTCCTCATACCGGGCCAGCTCGCGCGCGAACCGGGCGAGCGCCCAGGCCACGGCCACCCCGAGCCCCAGCACCACGGCGACGGCGACGGCGATGGTCATTGCCCTTGCGTCACTGGCGCGGATGGGGTATCTATTCCTTTTGGCTTGGCATCGGCCGGAGCCACCTTGACGCGTCGGCGCCGAGGCCGGGCGCGAATCACGATGGGGGTACTGGGGTCCAAGTCGGCCGCGGTCACGGCCAGGCGCCCGTGGTGCCGGAGCGCGCGGGCGAGCCGTTCCAGTAGGTTGTGACTCGGCGCTCGGAGCCGGAGCTGTTCAATTTTTGACACGGTCGCCTGCGCAATCCGCGCCGTAAACGCCAGATCGGCCTGGCTCAGCCCGGCCGCGCGCCGTTCGTGTTCGAGTCGGGTAGTGTGGGGCATATCGGAACCGCGCGAGACTCTAACGGTAAACCGATAGGCTTGTCAAGCAGAGCGGCGGTTGTATGGGTGGCACTATCGGATGGCCGTTACAGAAGCGCCGCACGGCACACCGTGGCGGTATTCCTACTGGCTTATCGGATGGGCGATATGCTAGGCTATCCCCACAGATGAGACAGCATCCGGTCTGGGCCCGCGCGATTACGCGCTTAATGACGGCCCGGGGATATCGATCCCAGTCCGCGTTGATTGCCGCCGCCCGCAAACAGGGGATTCACCTCCGGCCGAACACGCTCAGTGATGCCGTCAACGCGAGCAAAGACATCTGCCCGCGGCTCGATACACTCGTGATGATCGCCCAGGCGCTCGAAGTGCCACTGTGGGCGCTGTGCTGTGAAGAGGCCGACTATCACCTCTTCATCTCGGCCCAGCAGGCGCGCGATCGCACGGTGGATGCCGAACTGTTCCACAAGTTCGACGAACTGACGGCGCTGCTGAAGGTGCGACAAGCCCCCGTGGAATCGTTCCTGCCGGCCGCGCTCGAACACCCCAAGAAACGCCGCCACGCATAGAAAGGCACCCGTATGGCCGAGATGATTCGCGCGACCGTCACGGTCGCCGGGCGCCAGCGTGAGCACCGCTTCGCGCCCTCGACGCCGAAGCGCGTCATTGCCCAATGGAAGGAACGCAAAGCCGCCGAGCTGCGGAAACGGTTTCCCGCCTGGGCGAAGCGCGGGGCCACGCCCGGCACGATGGCTGCGGACATCGAGCGCGTGCTCCCACAGCGCAAAGAGCTGGCGTCGTGGTCCGACTACTGCGCGAATCTCCGAGCGTGGGTGCCCTTCATCGGAACGCTCAGCCGGGAAGCCGTCGAGAAATCGCACATCCGCACCGCCCGCGGGCAGTGGCTGGAATCGGGCGCCGCCGCGCGCACCGTCAACAATCGGGTGAGCGCCTTGCGGCAGTTCTACAAAATTCTCGACGGTGAAGATGCGCCCACGCCGTGCGATGGGCTCAAGTGGCTGAAGCCCCCGAAGCCGGCCAAGCAGCTCGTCCCGGTCGACATCGTCAACCACGTATGCGCGGAGCTGCTCAAGCGAGCCCAGCAGTGGCAGACCGGCACCCGCACCGGCCGGGGCCGACCCGGCGGCCAGCATGCGCTCAAAGACCGCGCCCGGCTGATGGTCATGGCGGCCTGCGGCAAGCGCCCCGCCGAAGTCGGGCGCACCCAGCCCGCCGATCTCAACCTCGACCGGCGCATCTGGTATGACCGCGCCGCCAAAGACGGCGACTCGCCAGGGCTGTATCTCAATGACGAGATGCTGATTGCCTGGGAGGAGTTCATTGCCGCGGAGGCGTGGGGCGAGTTTAGCGAGGATGGCCACTTCGCCCGGCGGCTGCACGATGCCGGTTGGCCGAAGACGGTCAAGCCCTACAACGTGCGGCACTCCGCCTGGACGGCGGCCTCGGAGCGCGGTGTCGACCTCGCCGATATTCAGGTCGGCGCCGGCCACAAACGGATCGAGACCACCAGGAAGAACTACGTGCCGGTCCTGGGCACCAGGCTACAGCGGATGAGTGAACAGATGGATCACCGGCACGGCTGGACGCCGCGCCTCATCAAGAGGGAAGCATGAGTTTACGACTGGGGGCGCTCCATGATGCCCTGCTCGATCCGGGGAATGCGGAAAAGGCGCAGCGTGCGGCCGAAGAGGTCGCCGGCTATGACAAAGCCCTCGCCGACCTCCGCGGCGATCTCTTGCTGGTCAAGTGGATGCTGGGGATGGTTATTGTCCTGGTGCTTGGGGTGTTCTGGCAGGGGTTCGCGATTATGGGGCGCCTCCCGTGAACAATGACAGGCTGCTCTCCGACGATGCGCAGTGGCTCGCGCGCATCTATGACCGGCTGGCCCCTGCAGACCAACGCCTCCTCTGGATCGTGGCGCGCCGGATCGCGGAGATCGAGGGACTCCCGCCCATGTCCGAAAATGGCGAGTCGGTGGAACCGGCTGGCAACGCGGCTGGCACCCCCACCAAATCTTAGGAAAATGCCCACGGGCTGCGGGTGCGAATCCCGCCGCCTCCACTCAAATCGTTAGCAAATATCGGCCAACCGATAGACGTTCTATCGGTCCTCCATGAAAGGCGCCAGATTGACCGATAAACCGATACGACGAAAAAGGCGATCGGCTGGCACCCCGGCTGGCAACGTATCGGCAAGCGATGCGTCTGGGCCGAGTCGATTGGAGTTGTTGAGGCTGTTGCGCGTCTTCGAGAAGCTGGAACCCGCGCAGCAGCGGCTCCTGCTGTCGATCGCACGACAACTCAGCGGGCAGGAAGAGGAGGAGGAGGAAGAGGATCCGATCACGCTCGTTGGATTATGAGCCCAACGGATCGTTAAAAAAGCCCAATAAAACGGCCACTGGTAGCCTGACTGGTAGCCGCCGATGGCTTATAGACCCCAGTGCCCTCTGCGTCAGCGTGCCCCCCACGGCACCCGGTGCCGACTTGCCCGCACGGGCGTAGGTCGTGGAGAAAGCACCCGCACTGCATCGCCGGGTCAGGGTGATATAGCCCGTCGAACCCGCGCCGCGTTAGTCGGTCCTGTTCGCTTTCGCGCATGGTCATTGCCCCGCCACCGTGGCACTGGTCGCCGGACTGGTAGCCGTCAGCCTCACGCGGACTCCTCCCGATAACGCGCCTGGCCTTCGTCGTACGGCAAGACGACGACGCACGGTTGCGGCGCTTCCCCGCGTCGATCGCGCTCCGCGTCCTCGTGGTGGTGATACTCAAACAACACCGCCTCGCTCCACTCGTGATACACGAGGAGCACCGACCGGCCGCAGAGAGGGCAGCAGAGCCCCGGCTTTAAACTTCCAGACATTCACACCAGCCCAGCCACCGTGGCACTGGTCGCCGGACTGGTAGCCGTCACGGCAGATCTTCCTGCTCTTGTTTTGTGGGGACAGGGAGAGACAGGAGCGCAGCGGCTTTCGCGATGAACTCCTCTGCTGTCGCGTTGGCCTTGTTCCGCAGTGACTCCTCGGCATCAAACCGATCCCGCCGACGTTCGGCAGCCGCTGACCGCTGCAACTGCTCAAAGGTCTTCCGTAGTTTGTCAAGACGAGCGACCTCCGATGAATGGCTCGGACTCGGACGCAGAAGTCCAGCGGCTTCACGCAGCGTGGCTGCGCTGACAGAGCCAACAGGCCAATCAGCGTCAATGCATCCTGCAATTTCCTCCAGCTTCTTCGCCAGCGCCTCTCGTGACGCTCGGGGATCAGCGGAGGACTCGCCTGGTGTCTTTCGCCTCTCGGCAGCGGCCCCTTGTGCGTCCATCTGCCCCGCAACAAAGAATCTGTCAGCTAATTCTTCCCACGGATCGCGTCTATCCATCGTTAAATCCTCGCCCGTCTGAGTCTGATAACGGCGGTCAAAGCCCCGCCAACGTGGCACTGGTCGCCGGACTGGGAGCCGTCAGCCTCGAACTGGCCCACTTGACAAACCTAACCGCTTCGGTTATAATAGTGTCCTGAGGTGAAGACATGCCACGACTCAAGCGGGCAGACATCGTGCAGAACGAGTATCGGGACAGTGATGGTTTCTGGATCTTCCTGCGGCCAGGATTCCAGAACGGCGACGACCCTGGCACACATGGGATTGTCGAGGACACCAAGAGTGCCGCACGGGCCAAGCTGGCACTCGTGAAGCCATGCGAGTGCGACGAGTGCAAGCGGCTACTGGGCATCATCGGCAGCATGAAGGTGTTCTCATGACCCGTAAAAACCCCGCCGCCGTCGCCCTTGGCCGGAAGGGCGGCAAGGTCCGCAGCGAGGCCAAGACGGAGGCCGCCCGCGCCAACGGGAAAAAGGGCGGCAGGCCGCGCGACGTGCTGTGCCGCTGTGGGCATCGGCAGAACCTTCATCCGAGTAGCGGCCCCTGCATGGCGTTCGCGGCATCGGCCCGCGAATGTGAGTGCGACATGTTCAGCGCCACTGTGGCGCCGACTGTGGCTTGTGCTCACCAAGCAGGCACTCGGCCATGTAGTTCGCAGCCTGTTGCCGCCGACCGAGCCATCCAAGCAACAGGGTGCCGAGAAGTCCGCAGATGAATGGCACGACGGCCACGACTACCCACTCGACCGTCGTCATGCCCAGTCCTGCGGGTCGTCGTCGTACTCGTCGCACGGCTCACACGCGCAATCGACGCCAAATTCAGTCGAGTAGACGCCGTGACATGTCGGACATTCATCCCACATGTCCCGACCAGTGATGCCGCACACTCCAGAGCCTCGGCACAGGTCGTCGATACAGGACTTCCCGTCTCTCGGACACACGGTAGCCATCTAGCGAGCCTCCAGTCGGGGCGAATAAACGGTAGAGGGTCTGATAACGGCGGCTATGAAAACTAAAAATTACAGGTCATCAACGGCGTGAAGCTGTTGTGTTTCAAACGATTCTGCTCTGCCGTGAGCACTTGCAAATTCGCCGGAACGTGCAACCCACAGACCAGCGGATGTCTCAACGGCACGATGTGATCCACGTTGTGCCGGATGCCGGTCTGCCGGGTTAAGGCGACGGCCTGATCGTAAATCGGTCGCAAGTCGCGCTTGTGGCAGCCGAGCATCGCTTGGGCTTCCATGCGACGGCGCTCACGGATATACGCCGCGCATCGGTCTCGATGGGCCACGGCCCAGCGACGCACGGCCTGTTTGAAGGTGTCGGGATTCAACGCCCGCCACTGCCGCGTTCGCTGGCGTTGAGCCGGCGCATCCTGATGGTACTGCTGCCGTTTCCGGGCGAGCCGTGTCTCGCGATGGGTGTCTTCCCACTGCTGCCGCTGCTCAGGATTCTCACGCTGCCATGCGCGTGTCTTCGCAATGGCACACGCTTTACAGACATCGCGTCGGCCATCGCGTGCGGCGCGATTGCAGTGGTAGTCCGTGAACGCCTTCCATCTCTGACAGCGCTTACAGAGCTTCTGCATTGCAGAGAGATTCTACGCCTGCGATCAGACCCCGAGCCCGAGCAATTGCTTGATCCACGTCGACGCCTGCAGTTGCGCCGCGATCGCCGGCAGATCGCCGACGAAGAACCCTTTGATCGCGTTGATCTCCTCCTGGCTCAGTCCGAGCGCGACCAGGTCCGCATCGGGCCACGACTCGAGCTGCACGCGAAAGTCGCTGCCGTTCTGCACCGTGTCGGTAATCACGCTGGCGAGGTTCCCCGCCGTGCGCTTGAGATCGTCGGCCGTGAACTGCCGCCCGGCTTGTACCATCGCCATACGCTGCCCCCTTCACCGAATGAAATAGAACCCCTGCCCGAACACGTGCTGCCCGCTGCCCGCCGCCCAGGCCGCGTTCATGCGATGCACGAACATCACCGCGGACGGGTCGTTGTTCATGTAGCCGACTTCATACCCCGCCGCCGTATAGAGCCGCACGACGGGCGTGTTGTAGTACCCCGTCGGATAGCCTGGCGGCGCCGCGACGCGCAGGTAGCCCGTCGCCACCGGGATCACCATGCCGACGACGGCGAGATGCCAAAAGAGCTGGTCGCCGTTGATGGCGTACTCGGCTTGCACGGAGGTCGTGCCGGCCTGCACCACGTTCGATCCGCCGTCGGTCGTGATCGTCGGCGTCCAGGTTGTTTTCTTGGAGTCGAGCCGCGCGATCTCGAGGTCGACCGAATCCAGCAGATTCTTGATATCGTCTTTCCCCCACACGGTGCCGACCGTGTTGGACCCGTCATCATCAACCAGCGCGTTGTACCACGCACGATTCAAGGCCATTAGGACGCGCCCCCTTCCCGGCCGCGCAGGCGGCGCAGCAGGTCCGCAAAGGTGTAGAGCTTATTCGAGGCCTCGACCGTGCGCCGCGGCTCCGTCCGCGACAGCCCGCCCGTGATCGCAATCTCGTCGAAGGCGATCCGCTGGATGCGATAATTCCCACTGATGGGCGGCGTCGCGATGTCGATGCCGATCAACCGGCCGACCTGCACCGACGGATCGCGGGTGACGAAGCGCAGCGTCAGCCGCGGGTCTTTGCGATCGGCGAGCAGCGCCGCAGCGTAGTCGAGCAACTCCGCGATCGTCATGCGCGAATCGCTGAACACTTCCTCCACCACGCCATCCGCGCGCTGGCCGGACCCGAGCCGGGCGGCGAAGGCATCCTGCGCCGCGGGGTCGTCCACTTCGACCCGCAGCGCCACCGATTCCCCTTTGCGGAGGTCATAGAGCAGCCCGGCCACGCCGACCAGCCGGGGCTGCACCAAGACTTGCGAGCCATAACGGACGGTCGCGGAGAGTGCGCCGGGGCCGGTCGCGGGCAGGCCGATCAAGGTGCCCGTGCCGATGCCGGTGTAGCGGATCACGATGTTCCCCACGCGCGCCCAGCCCGCGGCGCCGTCGGTCTCGAACGGCCCGGTCGCGGACACGGGGAGGCTCGTCGACCCGGCGGGCACCTGCTGCGCGGTATCGCTGGGGATGGCCGACGCGTCGGTCGTGGGCGCGTTCGCGCCGAGCGTCGCATCCGCCTTGATGTCGACATACGCCGTGTCGGTCGTGTTGAGCGTCGCCAGCAACTTGAGCTGCGCGCCGTTCGTGGCCGTGCGATAGAGCTTGCGCGACGTGACGGCGGGCAGCGTGGATTTCGGGAGTTGACTGAGATAGAGCGCCGTGAACGGCGGACCGACCGCCGGCAGGGCGCCGCCGCCCGCGCCGCCGATGGTGTCCGCATCACTCCACAGGATCGGGTTCGTCCACCACCCGACGCCGCCCGGCGCCGCGGACGGGGCCGATCCCGCTTGCGTCGGCATGTCGTAATGCCCGCAGCCGTAGAACGTCGAGCCGCCGTTGACGGTGCGATAGATCCAGATCTGCCGGTAGCGCCCCGTGGGCGGGGTGAAGTTCGGGTACCCCGGCTGCAACTCAGGGAAATAGACGATCCCGTCGGGGGTCATCGCGGTATAGCCGAAATGGTGCTGCCAATATTTCCCGTGATAGATCACCGCCGCGGAGGCGGCGCCCACGCCATAGCTCCCGCCGTCGTAGGGCAAGACATACCGGAACTGATACGAGCCCCCGACCACCGGCTGATTGATGTCGCCGCCAGACGGACCGTATGACCCATCCTGCGCGTACGCCTGGACCGGGTTCGGCACGGCGGCGCCCGACGGCGCCCCGCTGCCGAGCGGCCCTGGCAGTGTTTCGCCGCTCGCGGTCACGAACGTGACGGCGTACTGGTAAACGCCGCCCGCGATCAGTGACGAGCCGCCGCCGCCCGCCTGCGTCACGACGGGCGCAGTACTCGGGGCATTGCCGCTGCCGACGAGCGCCCCGACCGCGCCGAGCCCGCGCACGCCGGTATACGTCAGCCGCTGCGCCGCGACTTCCGCGACGCCCCCGCCGGTCTGGTAGAAATTCGCCTGATCGCCGAGATCGATCGGCAGCTCCGTCGCGCCGGCCGCCAGGTCGACCGCGGCCCCGGCCCCGGCCCCGCGCGCAATCACCCGCGTCACGACTTGCGACAGATCCTCGGTGAGTGTGATCGCACTCGCCCCGCGCGGATTGGCGTCGGTGATCGGATTGGCGTCGGGCGCTTCCGTGAGGTACAGGTGGAGGTCGTTCTGATAGTCCAGATACCAGTACGCCCCGACCCGTTCACAGACGGCCGTAATGCACGCCGCGACGGTTTCGTTCGTAAACGTGATCGCGTCGATGATCGTCGAGATGAACGCGATGTGATTCCCGGTCACCCCCGGCGCGAACCCCTGCAGGATGCTCGTCACGATCTGGCTGGGGTACGCATTGACGTACCGCGCCAACACGCGGCGCCGATTCAAGAGCCAGGTGTGATCGATCGCCTGCACGTCATACGCGACGTTCTGCTTGATCGACTCATACAGGACCGTGTTTTCCAGGATACGCCCGCCGAACAGTTGCCGATCGGGGGTCTGGTCGCCGGTATACAGGTTGAACACCTCGCCCGCGCGTGGCGCGAACCCGTGCACCCGCACACCCGCCGTGTCGGGCGCATCGTTCAAGACATGCTGCACCGCGGCGCCTTCGATGCGCACATTCCGCGATCGGTCGATCCCGCCGATGCCGACGAACGTGATCGGTTCGGCGTAGTTCAGCCGGAAGGCATTCAGCCGGCCGACGTTCAGCCGCGCGCAGCCGGGAATATGGGCGTGCGACGGCATCAGAACCGGACCCCGTTGCGCCGCATTTCGTCGACCAGCTTCCCGGCAATGTCGCCGGCCTCGGTGCTGTTGACGTTGACGTTCAGCGTGTTGCCGGTGCTGGACATCGTCGGCAGCAGCGTCTTTTGCTGATTGCGGAAGTTGTACGGGTCGAGGCCGATCTGTGACCCGGTCGCGACGCCGGCCGCCTGGTAGGACTCGAACAGTGCTTTGCCCGCCTGCAGCTTCTCGAACAACGAATCCGTCTGATGCACGGCGCTCGACATCGCCACGGACAGGCGCTCGACCGACGCGGTCGATTCCTTGACGGGCGGCGGCACCTGTTGCCACGCCTGCGCCATCGACTGCGTTTCCGCTTCGTACGCCTCAGTCTCGGCTTTCATCTTGGCAATGCCGGCCAGGATGGGCTCCGCGCTGATCGTGAACTTGGTCCCGACGTTTGCCCACTCGGCGCCCAGCCCGTCGACAACCGGCGGCAGCCGCACCGTCGCCGCATAGATTTCGTTTAACGTCGTGGGCGCGGTCTGGCCCCACCGCTTATAGGTCTCGACGGCCTCGCCGACCGCGGCGTTCAGCTTGGTCTGTTCCTCCGTCGTCATCCGCGACAGGTTGCCGACGCCACCGAGCGCGGCGATCATCTCGTTCGCTTTCGTGATGCTGTCGCCGCCGAACAGCGAGTCTTTTAATTTCTGCTGCGCCGCCGCCGCCGCTTCCGCTTTCTTGGCCGCCTCGTCATGCGCCGCGGTCTGGTCTTTCGTTTTTGCGACGTAGAAGGTGAGCGCCTCCGTGCCAATCCCGTACTGCTTATGCAGTTGTTCAATGGTGGCGGTGTGATTTTCCAGCGCGGCCAGCATCGCCGGCAGTTCGGCACGATGCTTGCGGATTTCTCGTTCCCATTCCGCCTGGCGATGAATCGCGGTCTGCACTTCGGCGGTGTGCTTTTTCACCTGGTTGTAGTTGTGATCCATCGCCTCGGTGAGATCGGTGATGACATGGTCGGAGGTGAGATTTGCTTTCGCGAGAATCTCCTGCTTATACGCGGCCTTTTCCGCGGCTTCGCCGGTCAGATCCAACCACTTGACCGTGATGTCGATCATGTCGTTGAGGCCCGACCACTGCGCGACCCACTTCCCCGCCTCAAACGCGGCCAGCCCGGTGGCCAGGACCGCGCCCGCGGTGCCCAGCAGGCCTAAACTGGCGAAGCTGGCCTTCGAGACCACGCCTAACTCCTCGATCATCGCGATCGGTTTGGCGATGGACATCCCCAGGGCATTGAGCGAGCCGTCGACACTGCGCAGCCCGGTCGTCACTTGCGACAGGCTGGTGCCAGACTTGCCGGCCGTACTCCCGAACCCGTCCATCGTGGCCCCGGTCTTCGCTAGCGTGTCGCCGGTCTTTTTCGCTTCGCCCTCCATGACGGCGAGCGCGGCGCTGGCTTTCTGCGCCTCCTTGACGAAGGGATCAAAGTCCGCTTGGAGCGCACCAGTCAGGGCCATGGCTTCATGTCCTCGACACGTCGTCGGCCAGGATGGCGTAGGTGGCTTCGGGCAAGGTCTGCACGGTGTCCCAGCTCAGGCCGCTGCGCTGGCAGACGGCAAGGGTGTTTCTGACGAGGCGTCGGTAGAGTCCGTTTTTTTTAGCGCCTCGCCCGCGGCCTCGACGGTCGCATGATGCGCTTCGATCGCCTGCTTGACCTCGCGCGCCGTGGCCTGGCGCAAGTTGTTCAGCGCATCCTGCACGTCGTCGGGCGGCAAGCCGCGCACGGGAATCCGCGCGCCCGATGGGTCGGTCAGCGTCCAGTCGATCAGATAGGCGATCACCGTGGCGTCCGTCGTCTTGAGCACGTCGCGCTTGAGTTCGCCGCCCTTCGACTCGGTGTACATCCTGCTCAACATCGCGATGTACTGGCCGTGGTTGAGTTCGGCCCAGACGGTCAGGCTGCGCCCGTTCGTCAGCGGCAACGTGAGTTCGCGCGGGACGACGATGTCCGACATTTCAACGACCTTCCGGCGGGCCGAGACTCGCAGTCAGCGACTCGCCATTGACCTGCAGCGTTTTCGGGAGCAAGGGAAAGCACCAGAGCCCGGCGGGCTTGGCGAGACGCGGCGCCTGGAAGATCAGCGGGAGCTGCCGAATCCGGAGGCTATCGACCCGCGTCACGCGAGCCGACAGCGTCCAATGGAAATGCTCATCCCGGCTCACCGACCAGCGACCGAGTACCGCCGCCTCGCCTGCGCCCCAGACAATCGCGCCGCGCTGCCCGCCAAACGTGACGGAGTTGAACAGCCCCGGCACGGGTGCCCGTTACGCGGCGCGCTCGCGGTCGCGGTCGGCCTGGAGCGTCTCGAGCCGGGCCATCGCCGCCGCCGGCAGCGTCCACGGCCCGGCCGCCATGAACGTGCCCGACAGGGCCGGCGCCCCTTCCACGTCGGTATCGAGTTCGGCGTCCATGTAGGCCAGGCCGCTGAACTTGTGCGGGGTCGCCGCGCTGGGGTCGTTGCTGTGAGGAATCAAGTCGAGCGTGCCCGGCGAGGTCAGCGCCGTGGCTTCGATCAGCGACATATCGTCACTGTTCCAGAAGCCCGTCAGCGTGCCGCTGATGTCGCGCATCCCGGGAATGTAGACGCGGTTCGTGTCTTGGAAACACGTCACGTTGATTTTTTCCGTCGCGAGACTGAGGGTCCACGACTTGATCGAGACCAGGGCGGTCCCGGTCGCGCCCCCCGTGGGATCCCATTTCACCAATCCGTCACGTCCTGCACGAATCATGATGTGTGTCCTTCCTTAGACACTCGGCGCGACTTGCACCCGATAGCGCCCGCCGTGATGCTGCCATCGGATCGACTTGTCAGAGGGATCGAGTTCGCCGGGATCGCGGATGCGCTCGACGCGCACCGTGGACAGCCACCCATAGCCCGGCACGGTGAGCGGCTGATCCTCGAGCAGCGCATCAATCCGCGCCGCCGCATCGGTGGCCGGCGCCATCGCACTCGTCAAGACCACCGCCTGCACCGCATACGTTACGACTTCGATCGCGCGGCGCTGCGCCGGGGTCTCACTGAACACGGACACATCCGCACTCTCGTCGAGCGTCACCAGCGCAAACGCGGTCTTGCCCTGCGGCGCCAGGCCGAAATGCACGCCGCCCGGCAGCAGGCTCGCGAGGGTCGCATCGCCGGCCAGGTGCGTGATCACCGCCGTATCGACCGCGCTGGAATCAGCCACCGGTCACCGTGAGCCCTTCCGCGCGCATGATGGCGGCCACTCTTGGGATGATCGTCTCGCGGGCTTTCATGACGCGCGGGACGAAGATCCGCCCCGTCGGGCTGTGCGGGATCGCGCCACGGTTCGCGCGCTTCTTGGTCTGCCGGCGCTTCGTGCCGAACTCATAGCCCGCTGACCAACGCACCCGATTCGCGATGACGACGCGCGCTTTGGTTTTGGTGGGCGTCGACCGGACCACCATGCCGGCGGCGAGCTGCCCGCTGCCGCCGAGCGCCGCATACGCCCCGGCAATGTCGGCCGCGACCGTGGTCCCGAGCGCCAGCAGGGCCGCCTGCGTCTGCGCGGCCAGGAACGACGGTAACTGCTTGAACTTCGACTGCGTCACGGCCACGCCGCCGAGCGTGAACTTGATCACGGCAACGCCTCCGCGACCACCAGCACCAGTTCCCGGCGCGCCTCGTTCGGGTCGCGCAGCCCGACCACCTGGAACACCCGCGCCCCGCGGTCGGGGTCGGTGTAGGTGAGCCGGGTCTTGACCGTGATCCCCGGGTGATACGGCAGCGTGACGGCGTGCGTGCCGCCGGCCGTGATCGTGTCAGCGGTCTGCCGTTCCATGTCGGCACTGGCGAGCGCGTCGAGCGCCACCCACGCCCACGCCGGATCGAGCGGCGCCCAGGTCAGCGTGAACCCGCCTGCGCCGTCGGACACCGGGCCGGCGGGGTTCTCGAGCGTGACGACTTTGGTCCGTGAGCCAGTCGGGATCATGCGATCACCGGGGTCCGCAGGCGCCGCAAGGCACCCACGACGAGCGGATGCAAATCCCCACGCTCGAGGTCGCGGCGCGGCCCACCGCCTTCGAGGTCGTCGCCCCGGAAGCGCCAGTACTCGCCGGTTTGGTACAGCACCATCTGCGGCACGATGGCCGGCGCCGTAGTCTCATCCCACGCCGCCACGATCGCCGCATCCGCGACCGTCGGGCTCAGGTATTCGAGAATCACGTACTCGGCGGCGTCGGCCGCCATCTGCAGCGCGGCATCGTCGGGATGCCCGGCCGCCGTGCCCAGCCGGAGGAAATCCTTGACCTGTTGGAGCGTGACCAGCGTCGCCATCAGCGCGGCCCCACCAGCAGCGACGCATCCTTCCCGTCACGCCCACACTTAACCGCCAGCGTCCATGCCGCGGCCCCGGTGCCAGGCCGTTCGCGGGTCGCGGCGTTACAGTGCCAGATCGAGCCCTGCAGCGTGACCAGGTCGCCGGGTTCGTACGAGGCGCCCGCCTGGTGCACCCCGCAAAACACCGGCACCCGGAACTGGAGCTGCCCGGCCGGCGTGATCACGTCGCCCTTGCGGAATTGCAGCGTCACCAGCCGCGGGTCGTCCGGCGCCTGCACACACTCGAGGTCGCCCGCCGTGAACGCCTCGCCGTCTTTCCCGGCGGGACCGGCCGGGCCGGGCATCGGGTCGCGCGCCTCGGCGATGGCGAGGCGCTCGCGGACCAGGGACAGATCCGCCCGCGCCTCGGTCAGCGCCCGGTCCAGCGACGCGATCCGCCCCTCGGCCGGTGCCAGCGCCGCCTTGATCGTCAGGCGCACGACCTCCGCGAAGTCTTCGAGCTTAGGCATCGTGTAGCCACCCCTCCTGGGCCGCCTTGGCGGTCAGCAGGGCCGCGAACGACGCCAGGTCGATGTCGTCCTCCTCCGGCGTCGCCGACGCCGCTGGCGGGGCGCTGGGCGGCTTGGCGAAGGGGTCGTTGGCGTCCCGGGCGGCGAGCGCCGCTAGCGAGAATTGCTGCTGTTGAAGGTATGGCGTGTCGCCGCCCTCGACCGGGCCGACGCCAAAGTAGGTCGCCCGCGATTCGTTCGGCGAGAGCAGCCCGCCGATGATCGCATCGGTCGCCGCTTTCGTCTTGGTCGCGGTGTCCATCCAGAGCAAATCGTTGATGTCGAACTCGGTGCCGTAGGTCTTGCCCGGCACGTCGACCAGACCGAGCCCATGATCCAGCGCCAGCTCGAGCGCCACGATCAGGCATTGCAAGCACTGCGAGTAGTACATCTGAATCAGCGGGTCAGAGTTCGCGTACGGCGGCTGGTGGCTCGAATCGATCAGCGCGGCCGGAACGTGGAAACAGCTACAGACCTGCTCCACGGTCCATTTCAATTGTTCGATCAACTGCGCATCCGTCGCGTTGACACTCAGCGCCTCGTACGTGATGCCGTTCGGCAGCACCGCCACCTTGCCCGCATTCATCCCGGTATATTTTGCGGCCCACTCGGCCGCGACTTCGTCCGCCTGCGGCTTGTTGATCTGGCCCGGCACCAGCAACACGCCGCCCGGGCTCGAGCCGTTCGCGAAAAAGTTCGTGGAGTTTTCGGTGATCTTCAAGCCCTGCAGCGCCACCAGCCCGCACGCATAGATCGGCGTGACCCCCACCAGCGGATGAAACAAGGGCACCATCAAATCGTGAATGATTTCCGCCGCCGGGACCGTGACGGTACCCTCGAGCCCGGCGAGCGGATTGGTCGTGAGTTCGTAGTAGACGGCGCCGTCGGGCGTGACGAGCGGCTTGACTTTCTGCGGGTCGAGCACATAGAGCGCGACCACCACGCCGCGGGCATCGCGCTCTTTCAGCACGTACGTGTTGCCCCAGGTGAGCTTCGAGACCATCCACTGTTCGAGAAATTTATTGATCGTCTGGTAACGGTTCGGCTTCGCGAGCACGGGGGAAAAGGCCGCGCTGTCGATCTCCGACCAGATCCCCGCGGCGTCCTGCTCGACGAGGCGCAAGCGCATCTTGCCGATGTCCTGGGCGATCAGTGTCGTGCACGCATAGACGGCGGAATACGCCAGCACCGACGGGGCGCTGGTTTCCATGTTCTGCTGCCAGGCGCCCGTGAACGGTTCGCGGACGACGGACAACCAGCCGCCCGTCCCGGGCACCGGGGCCCCGGGCACGGTCACCGACCGCGCCCGGGTGATCTCGAGGCCGAACAGCCGCATCGCGTCAGCCCTTGCTGCGGGTCGGGGCATCCGCGGCCAGGAGGCCGCCGGTCGGCGCCGGCCAATTCGCCGCGGTCAGGTACTTGACCGAGTTCGTCCCGACGCGCTTCCAACTGATGAACCGCTCCGCGCGCAGGCCGACGCAGTTGTTCTGCCAGAGCGACACGAGCACCGTGGTCGCATCGGCCGGCGACATCGGCGCGGAGTCCATCTGCAGCGAGGCCTCGCGCGACGCGTCGATCGTCACGCCGCCTTCGTCCGCGAACAACACCAGCGCCGGCTGCAGCGCCACCACGTTGGTCGAGGCCGCATTGCTGGTGATGAACGTCATCCCGCGATAGCTGCCGCCGCCGATCCCGACGCCGGGGAACTCCGGCGAGCCGTCGAGATTTGTGCGGAACGACAAGGCCAACGCATTCGCGGGCGACAGGATGAACGTGAGCCCGTCGACCGCGATGTTGTTGGTGGCGAAATGATTCACGAGCCCCATGATGTCGGCGATCGGGTTCGCGGTCGCCGCCGCCGTCGGCGCCCCGTTCGTGATGCTGGCCGGGTTCACGGTCGCGACCGCGGCCACCGCTGGATCGATGAACTGCTGATCGATGAACTGCGCGATGCCCGCGATCATGTCGCGCCGTACGAGATCCTCCGCCTTCGGATTACTGAGGCGGACGAGTTCCTCGGTGAGCACGATGATCCCGGCGACCTTGTTGACCCCGACGGTCTCGCTGGAGAAACTTAACTTGCTGACCGGTTTCGGCTTTTGCTCTCCAACCCAGGAATACGTACCACCAGCCGTCTGCGAGGGCACTTTCGTATTGAACGGCACGTCGCGCAAGCCGGGAATCCGGCCCACGATGGTCGCCGGGCGCAGCAGCTCGAGGAAATCGGCGGCGATATTCTGATTCACCAGCGGCGCCGCCCACGTCGCATCGGTCGTGGTCCCGGGCGCGACCGCGGCTTTCAGATACAGCGCCACTTCCGGCGTCGAATCGTTCCACCGCTGCGCGTACTGGATCGCCTCGTAGATATTCCCGTTGCACATCAGCTTGGCGCAGGCCGCGCGCACGAACGCCGTGCCCTTCGGCACGTTGGCGCGCACCTGGACGACGGCCGGGCGCGGCGACGGCGCCGCCGGCACCGGGATCGCCCGCTGCACGTTGAAACTTTCCAACTCGCGCACGCGCGCCAAGTCGGCGTCGATCGACTTCACCCGCAACGCCTGCGCGTCGTAGGTCTCCGACTGGCCGGGGTCGAGCGTGACGCCGGTCGCGGCGGCGTTCGTCATCAGGTCGGACATCGTCGCCAGCGAGGCCGCACGACTGGTCTCAAGCGCGGTGATTTGTTCGGTATAGGTCTGCATGGGTCTCGGTTCAGGACGTGCGCCCGAAACGCCGGGCAAGGGATGGCCGAGCGCGGCCGATTTGATGTTCAGGATCGTAGCTTCGACGTTCATCGGAATCGTCACGGCCGAGAGTTCCGCCCACAACCACCGCGTGACGTGCATCGGGCCGTAGGGGTCGCTTTTCTTGAGCGGCACCATCTCGAGCGGCTTGAACCCGATCGAGAGGCCGCGCACCAGCTTCGCCTTGACCGATTGCCAGGCATGGTCGAGCGTGTCGCGCAGCCGGCCGGGTTCGTCGACCTTGGTAAACCGCGCCTTGATGCGAATACCAGCGGGCTCGACCCGCGCCTCATAGACTTCGCCGACGGGCGTGTTCGGGTCATGCTGCCAGAGCAACGGCATTGGCACGGAAAACTCCGCGCCGGCCGACTCGATCACGTCGCCGCGCCGGTCGGCTTTCGGCGTCGTCGCGATGCCTTCGATCTCGCGCGTGTCGAGGTCGTACGCCTTGATGTCGAGGGTCGCCCAGGCCCGGGTGAGCATTGGCCCGGCAGTCTAGGGGCGCTCAGTCCGGGCGCAAAGCTTTGGAATCATTCGGCGGCCGGCGGGTCAACAGCCGCCGGAGATGTTCGGCCATCGAACACCGGGCCGCGACGGCCTGCTGATACAAGGCGTCGTAATGCTTCACGGGGAGGCGCACGGTGACAGAGACCGACAGCGTCTCGACCGACGGGCGGCGTTTCATGGCGCGCCTCCATAAACGAAAATCCCGTAGTGCGGGGCCGGCGCCGTGCTCGTCACCAGTAGCCGCGACAGCGCCAGGAGAATGGCGTCGACCGCGTCGATTTTGTTCGGGCTGTGATGCGCCTCTTTCGTCGGCAGCAGCGACCCGTCGCGGCGCCGCTCCGCGCAACAGTTCGAGACTTGCCAGGTGAGAAAGCTTTTCCCCGTGTGCCGGATCTGCTGGTTCTTGACGCGGATCTCGAAGTCTTTCGCGGGCGCCGTAAAGACCTTGGCGTTTTTGTTTTCGATGTACGCCGGCAGGCCGCTCGTCGTCAGGTTCGCCGCCAGGTTCAGCGCCCCGAACCGCTCGATCACGATGTCCTTCACGTCGAACCGCAGGCAGTCCGCGCGCAGGTCGGCCTCGATGGTTGGGTAATCGGTCATATTGCCGTCCGTGACGATCAACTCACCATCCGCGACCCATTGCCGATACGCCGGCACCGCCTGGGCCCGCTCGCGCACGACCAGCGCCGGCAGATACCCGCGCACGAACACATAGACCAGCCCATCCCGCTTGAACACCAGCGCCACGGCCGCAATGTCGTCGCGTTCGGCGAGGTCGACGCCAATCCAGCAGGGCTCATGCTCGAACGCCTCGAGCGTCAGCGTCGGGTCCGCGCACCGCTGCCACTGCGCGATCGGCAGCCAGGTCGTCGCCGAATGCAGCCAGCGGTTCGCGATCTTCACCTCGAACTCGCCTTGCATGCCCGGCGTCGCGATCGCATCGTCGCGATACCGGCGCACATAGTCCAGTGTCGGCGTCACGCCAATCATGGGCGCGCTTTTCACCCACACCGCGTCGTCTTTCCAGTCGTCGCCCTCGTCCAACTCGTACAGCACGCAGAACAGGTGATCGGCCTCGATCACGCCCTCGAGCACCTTCTGCGCCGTCGCCCGCAACGCATACCCGACCGACGTGAGCGAGTACCCCGCGGTCGTCGGCGCCATCAACATCGGCGACACCCGCGATCCCTGCGCCGACTTCAGCACGTCATGCAAGGTGAAATCTTGCGCGTGCGATTCGTCGAGCGAGATGAATGACGGGTTCAGCCCGTCTTGCGTCGACGACTTGGCGTTGATGGGTTTGGCGTTGCCCTGCGTCGGATCGTAGGTGATGGCATTCGCGAACACTTGCAGCCCGCGCTGCCGTAGCCACCCCGCGCGCCGGATCATGCGCTGCATAATCGAGAACACAATCCGCGCTTGCGATCCGGTGTTGGCGCCGCACACGACTTGCCCGCCCGGCTCGCGCTCCTCGACCAAGTGGTATAGGGCACACGCCGCGACAAGGGTCGATTTCGCACTCTTGCGCGCGACTTGAAAAAACACCGTCGTCACCAGCCGTGTCCCGTCGTCCCGCCGGAACCCATAGACCGCGGCCAGGATGAACACTTGCCACGGCGCCAGCGTGATCGTCGGCGTCGCCCAGCGGCCCTCCACATGCGGCAACCGTTCGACGAACGTGCACACCCGCTGCACCTCCGCGGGCGCCCAGGTGCACGTGCCCGACTGCCGCATGCGCACGAACCGCCGGCACGCGAGCTGCGTCCACTTGCACGCGATGATCGTCCCGTCGAGCACCCCACCGGTATACGCATCGGCCATCGCCGGAAAGTTCGTCGGTGCCGTCCGGGATTTCGTGGCGTGCGCCGGGGATCGTGATCGGGTCGCGGGGGATTTCGTGAGGCGACATTTCCGCGCCGTGCCGCGCCGCAACTTCTCCGCGTCGGCGAGTCGCGGGCGGCCATGCGTTTTTGCTAAGGTTTTGGCCACTTTTGGATGGCGGAATAAAGACC